GGCGAGATGCTTGCGAGCGGCAACCTGTACGGCGGCTACTCGCGGGCCGAGGCTCTGTCGGTGCCGGCGATCCTGCGCGGACGTAACGAGATCTGCTCGATTGCCACACTCCCTCTCCAGATGCGCCGGGACATTGATGTCGTCCCTTCCCCGCTGTTGAGGCAGATCGACCCAGACGTTCCGAACGAGGTAGTCCTGTCCTCCATCATCGAAGATCTCTTGTTCGAGGGCATCGCATGGTGGAAGGTCACGGCCAGGGACTTCGACGGGTTCCCGGTGGCGTGCCGGTACATTCAGGCCGGCGCTGTGCAGATCGACTCTGGCCAGACCGGTGCGCCGTCTCCCGTTCCGGCCGGCCACGACCCACACAGGGCAAAGATCTGGGTTGACGGAGTGAATACCAGCCCCCGGGACCTGATTCGGTTCGACAGCCTCAATCCTGGCATCCTGCATGCCGCGAGGCGACCGATTCAGCGCGCGGTGCTGCTTGACCGGCTGGCCGCGATGTACGCGGACAACCCGCGCCCGTTGGACTACTTCACCGCGTCCGATCGGATGGACATCGCGCCGATGGCGGATGCGGAGATCCCCGCGTTCCTTGCCGAGTGGAGGGCAGCCCGCAAGGCGTCTTCAACGGCGTGGATCCCGGAGAGTGTCACGAGGGTCGACGTCGACGCGCCGTCTCCCGCGGACCTTCAGCTCGTCAGCCTTCAGCAGCAGGTGGCGCTGGAGCTTGCCAACGCGCTGGGGCTTGATCCGGAGGATCTGGGAGTTTCGACCACGTCCCGTACATACTTCAACGCGCAGGATCGACGTCAGAGTAAGATCAACACAACGTATGCGCCGTTCATGGCAGCGATCACGGGCCGGCTGAGCATGGGCGATGTGACCCGGCGCGGCTACCACGTCAGGTTCGATCTCTCCGACTACCTCAAGCCGGACCCGTTGACGCAGTCCGCATACTGGAAGGGCCTGTTTGACATGGGGGCGATAAGCTCAGAGGAGGTCCGCTCAGCGGCCGGCTGGAGTGGTCGCCCGCCGGCCCCCAACCGGATCCCGGCGGCCGCCGCTGATCCTCCGGCCAAGCGGGCGGCCGCCGGTCCGGGCCTGACCTTCGGAGCGGATGGACGCCTGACGTTCGACCTGCCGATCAGGCAGTCGTTCTCGGTCGATTCCCAGCGCCGGACCATCACCGGAATGGCTCTTCCATACGGTCATACGGCGTCGAAGTTCGGTGTCACGTACCAATTCGCTCCCGGGTCGCTGGAGTGGTCCGATGTGTCCAGAGTCAAGCATCTGATCGACCACTCGGCCCCGGTGGGTCGGGCCCTGAGCATCTCGGACGGCCGGGACGGTCTGACAGTCACGCTGTCGGTGGCGGACGGAATCGAGGGATCCCCTCAGCGACTGCAGCGTGACCAGCTGCTGTCGGACGCGGCTGCGGGGGTGTACGACGGGTTTTCCGTCGGCGTGACCTTCGGCGATCAGGACATCGAGGTCCAGGAAGACGGGTCGGTACGGATCCTGCGTGCCACTCTCGACGAGGTGAGCACAACCGCGCTACCGGCGTTCGACGCCGCGCGGGTGACCAGCGTGACGGCAACCAAGGGAGATCACATGTGCGTCCACTGTGGGCAGCCGCACGCCGCCGGCGTCGCCTGCGTTACCTTCGCCCGGCAGAGTCCGGCCCCCACCCCCACGGATCAGGACCCGGCCCCCGTCCCCGTGGATCCGCAGCCCGTGAGCGACTCCGACCTCGAGGCGATCATCTCTCGACTGCAGGCCTCGCGGGATGCGCCCGCCTCCCCGGCCGTCGTGGATCCCACCCGGGTGGCCCTGGCCATGGTCCGCGAGCCCGACCCGTACCGAATCGGGTTCACCGGTGACCTCAGGACGGGGCATCAGATCGTGATGCCCGGATCGCACGACTTCAGCTCGGACATCATTGCCGGATTCCGGGATTCGGATCAGGCCGCCTACCAGCGTGCCCTCGCCTTCGTCCGGGAACAGTTCAACGTCGCGACGACCGACGTGAACGAGACGAACCCAACCCGCCAGCGTCCGGACATGTACGTGGCGCAGAGGCAGTACCGCTACCCCATCTGGAGTGCGGTCAACAAGGGAACGCTGGCCGATATCACTCCGTTCCAATTCCCGAAGTTCTCCAGTGCAACGGGCCTGGTCGGCGACCACACCGAGGGAACCGAACCCACGACTGGGACCTTCGTCACCACGGGGCAGACCGTCACGCCGAAGGCCATGAGCGGCCTGGCTACGATCAACAGGGAAGTGTGGGACCAGGGCGGAAACCCCCAGGTTTCCACGCTGATCTGGAATCAGATCGTTCAGAGCTGGTACGAGTCGCTGGAAGCATACGTTGTCACCGTGCTGGCCGCCGGTTCGTACACCGACCTGGCGACGTTCACCGCGGGCGGCGGCACCGACTACCAGACGCTGTCCGACGAGATGGAAACCGCCCTGGCCATGCTTCAGTTCGCCCGGGGCGGGTACACCTTCGACGGCGTGTTCGCGCAGGCTGATCTGTACAAGCATCTGATCTCCGCCAAGGACGACGGCGGTCGGAAGCTGTACCCGATCATGGGTGCGACCAACGCGAACGGGCAGGTCTCCGGACGGTTCGGAACGATCGATGTCGCCGGCACGACGTTCTACCCGGCGTGGGCCCTGGCCGCCGCCGGGCAGACGGCGGCCACGCCGTCGTACCTGCTGGACACGTCGGTGGTGCACGGCTGGGCGTCGGCGCCGCAGCGACTGACGATGGACACGCTGGCCGTGGCCACCGTCAAGATCGGTGCGTGGGGGTACGCGGCCGGCGCCGTCTCGGACACCTCCGGCGTCCGGGACATCAACTACGACCCGGTGGCCTGAGAGGACCCGCCGTGGCCTGGGCACCCGACTACGTCACCGTCGATGATGCCGCCGACTACCTCCGCATCGGCGACACCGACGACGATGTGCTGCTCGGGTACTGGGTCACGGCGGCTTCCCGGGCGATTGACCGCGCATGCGGTCGGCAATTCGGCTCGGTGTCACCCGCGGAGGACCGGATATATCGGGGCCGGCCGGTCTGGTCTGCGCATCATCAGCTGTGGCTGGTGGACGTGGACGACGTGCAGGACATTACCGGCATGACCATCGACGGTGAGGATCTGGTTACTGCCGGCGCGACCATGCTGCCGGACAACGCGTCAGCCGATGGCATGCCATACACGGCGATCGGGTTTGACGCGTGTCCGGAGATGCCCTTGACTGCGTCCGCGCCGTGGGGATGGGCGGAGTTTCCCCAGGGCGTGGTGTCCGCCTGCCTGCTGCAGGTGGCCCGGTTCGCGGTGCGCAGGGACTCCCCATTCGGGGTGGCCGGATCCCCTCAGACAGGTTCCGAGTTAAGGTTGCTGGCTCGGCTGGATCCCGACGTCGCGGTGATGCTGCGGCCATTCCTGCGTCGAAGGTTGGTTGCGTGAACACCGCGGATGTCGCCGAAGAGCTTGCGGCCGTACTGTCGACGGTGACCGGCCTGCGGGTGCACGCGTGGCCTGTCGGATCGGTCGTTCCACCGGCCGCCGTCGTCGGACCCCCGGTGTCGGTGGTGTTTGACGAGACGTACGGCCGCGGGGTGGACGTCGTGGAAGTCCAGGTCGTGGCTGTGGTCGGAAAGGTCACCGAACGGGCCGCACGGGATCTGCTGGCGGAATACGGCTCTGGATCCGGGGACACCAGCTTCAAGCAGGCTCTGGAGTCCGGATCGTACGCGTCGTGTGACTCGGTGAGTGTGAAACGCTGGGAGTCTGACGTTTACACGGCCGGTGGCGTGGACTACGGGGCCGCGGTGTTCGACTTGGAGATCAGGGGCCCCGGGTCCGCATAGGAGGATGGAATGTCGCTGGTCCACGGCAAGAACATGGTCATCACCGTGAACGGTACCGACCTCTCGGCCTACACAAAGAACAGCAAGTTCCCGCGCAAGGCGGACGTCGAGGATGTCACGCCATACGGGCACGATTCCCGCGTCAAGGCGGGTTCGCTGCTTGACGGTTCCTTCGACATGGACGGGAACTACGATTCGACCGCGAGTACCGGCCCGAGAGCCGTCCTGCGCCCACTGCTCGGTTCGTCGACTACCGTGATACGGCGCCCGGAGGGAACCGGGTCCGGACTTCCTCAGGACTCGTTTACCGGAATTCTTTCCTCGTACGAGGAAACCGCTCCGGCGGCCGGATACGTGATGTGGTCGGCCACATTCGATATCTCGGGTGATGTCGACTCGACTGCCCAGAGCTGACAAGGAAGGCCGGAGATGGACGAAGACGTCAAGAGCAGGCTCGTCGGCAGGGGCGTGGGCGAGCGCCTGTCCGAAGGCACGGTCGAGATCCCCGAAGTTGGGACAATCAGGGTGCGCGGACTGAACAGATTGGCGGCCAGAAAGGTCCAGGAGGCATCCGGGATCAATCAGGACCATCTCATTCTCAGGTGGGGCGTTACTGATCCGGAATTGACCGATGCGGAGGTCGACGATTGGATGCGCACTGCCGGAGCCGGTGAGATCGAAAAGGTCACAACGGCTATCTACCATCTGTCTGGAATGGGCGGCGAGGATCCCATCCGGGAGGCGTACAAAAGCTCTTGAGAGCGATCACGGACTAGAATTCGACCACTTCCTGGCACGTGAGCTGAGAATGACGGTGGCTGACATGGAATCTCGAATGGGCAACGTCGAGTATCTCCATTGGGCTGCCTATTTCATGCGCAAGTCACAGCGTGAGGAACTGGCCGCACTGAAGGCCCGCCGTGGCTGACGCAATCCGTATCGACGGGCTTTCCGACTTCCGTGCACAGCTACGGAAGGCGGAAGGCCTCAGTCCCGCCGCTATCCGGAAGTCCCTCAACACCGCGGTCGAAGTCGTCTCCGACTACGGCCGCAAGCGGATGCCCCGGCGTACCGGCCGGGCCGCGTCTACGATCAAAGGGCGCAGTACGCAGACCGAGGCCCGCGTGCAGGAGGGCGGCAGGAAGGCGCCGTACGTTCCATGGCTGGACTTCGGCGGGCGGGTGGGTAGGCGCCGGTCGGTACGCCGTGCCTTCTACCAGGGCGGCAGGTATCTGTATCCGGCTCTCGACGTCCGGAGGGAACAGCTGGCGCAGGCCCTGAGTGATGCTCTGACCGAACTGGCAGAAGAAGCAGGATGGGAGGTGAGCAATGGCTAACAAGCCTACCGTCGTCCTGACCATGGCTGGAGATTCCACCCGGCTTGAGAGGACATTCGACGACGTCGGATCCGGTGCGAAGCGCATGGGGGATGAAGTCGGGGACGCCGGGAAGCGGTTTGACGAGGTAGGCGAAGGGTTCGGCACTGCCGATACCCGGGCCATGGGCTTCCGCGATACTCTAACCGGCGTCGAGGACTCGTTCAAGGGGTTCAAGGCGATCACGAGTGGCGATATCGGTTTTGCCTCTCTGTTCACTCTCGGCGCAGGCATCGGAGACCTCGCCTCGGGTTTCGAGAACCTACTGGTGCCGGCTGCCAAGAATGCCGTCACGTGGATCAGGGCCGGCGGGGTGGCCAGCCTGTGGACGGCTGCCCAGCAGAAGCTTGCGGCGGCCGGAGCGGCCATCTGGACTGGCGCGCAGTGGTTACTGAACATCGCCCTGTCGGCGAACCCAATCGGCTTGGTCATCGTCGCCGTTGCGGCACTTATCGCGATCATCGTGCTAATTGCGACCAAGACTGACTGGTTCCAGACCGCGTGGAAAGCCACGTGGGATGCGATCAAGGTCGCAACCGAATGGGTGACGAACGCAGTCGTTGGATACATCAAATGGGTGATTGGCAACTACGAAACAGCCTGGCATTTCCTTGAGTCCCTCCCGGGACGTCTCGGCAGGGCGTTCTCCGCGGTATTCGGATTCATTACCGCGCCGTTCCGGGCGGCGTTCAACTTCATCTCCGATGCGTGGAACAACACGGTCGGCCGGCTGAGCTGGACGGTCCCGGGATGGGTGCCGGGTGTGGGCGGCAGGAGCATCTCGGCTCCGAGGCTGCCGCGCTTCCACTCTGGTGGCACGGTCCCCGGTACCCCTGGGCAGGAGATGCTGGCTGTGCTGCAGGCCGGGGAGCGGGTCATTCCCGCGGGGGCGGGCGGAGCAGTACAGGTCGTGTTGAGCCTCGCCCCAGGGACCGACAATAAGCTGGCCCGCGCCGTGCTCTCCTCCCTTGGGTTCGCCTCACGTACCGGATTGGCCGGCCGTGGCACCCTGGGATGACGTACTCGTTGAGCTGAAGGTTGGAGAGGACTGGGTTGACCTGGTCGGGCTTGGCCTGGTCCGCGCCACAGCCCCGATCACGATCAGGCGTGGCCGGGACGACGAGATGGAAAACGTCCAGTATGGGACTTGCAGCCTTGTGCTGGACAACGCGGATGGTCGGTTCAGTCCCCGCAATCCAAACAGCGCATGGTATGGCCTGATCGGTCGCAACACCCCGATTCGGGTCTACGCCGTACCGCATCTCACCAGCGGCCCCGGGATGGACGATACCGATGCGTTCGGCCGCACGGTGTCCTCCGGGTGGGGTGCGACGTCCGGTGGCGGAAACGCCTATACGTCATGGTATGCGGGCGGAACGTACAGCAGTACGCAGACGAGCGTTTCATCCGGTACCGGTTGGCACACCGTACCGTCCGATCTGGCCTGGCGCGGGAACGTGCTGCACGGGCTGTCGGTCGAAGACGTCGACGTCTACGCCACCTGCACGCAGACGGTGACGGATGTCA